CCAGGGCATTGGCCGAGCAACAGGCGCAGATGGAATCCAGCATGGAGGGATTACCATGAGCTCGCCCTGCTGACGCACCGTGGACGAAAACGAACTGAATGCCGTGGTCCAATCCGTGATCGAACAGCGGGAAACCGAGCTGTACGAGCAACTCTCAGCAGCGGTTGCCGACATCGCTGCACAGAGCGACTGCTCGGTCCCGACCGTGCTGGGCTGGCTCCGCATCGTTGCGTCCGAACTGGAGTCAACCATCATGGAGAGCTCGGACGATGGCGACGGCGATGATTCGGAGGCGGAGGAAGAGCCAATCGGGTAACCTGGCCGGATACTGAATCTTTTCTGTGGCTGACACCACCGATTCCACCTCCACTCCCCAGGCAACGCCGCCGAATCCGCCAGCCGCTGCAGACCCCGCAGCGCTGGCGGCTGAAGTGGCGAGGCTGAAGGCCAAGAATGAGGAGCTGGTCGGCGAAAAGCGAAAGCTCAGTTCTCGCCTCGGTGACCTGCCTGATGATGTCGATCTCCGCCAGCTGTGGGCTGATCGACAGGCTGCAGAGACGCAGCGCCTTGAGGCTGAGGGCAACTACACCCAGGCCCGCCAGCAGCTGGAACAGCAGTTCCGCGACAGCGAGGCGAAGCTGAAAAACCGCATCGAAGAGCTTGAGGCTGAGATCAGGCAGCTGCGGGTGCTGGGGCCCGCTGCCACCGCCCTGTCCGAGCATGTCCACGGCGCCGATGAAGTGCTGAAGCTGCACCTGCGACCCGAGCAGCTGGCCACCGAGGCGGACGGCAGCGTGGTCGTCGTTGACGGCTACAACCGCACACCGGTGGCCGAGTGGGCCCGCGCCAACCTGCCGCAGTGGAGGCTGAAGGCGCCGAAACCCGCCGGCACCGGAGCGCCTCCCGGTGGTTCTGCCGCTGGCGGGGCCGATAGCGCTCTGGCGGCTGGGGCCAACCCATGGCTGAGCGGCAACCTGACCCAACAGGTGGAGTTGGCGAATCGCGATCCCGAGGCCGCGATGAGGCTTGCTCAGGCCGCTGGCAAGAGGCTCGTGATCCGCACGCAATAGGAGCGAGGCAAACTACTACACGGGGAAGCTGTGCCGACCCGGGGCCTGTGGCCAGCCGCCAACTACCCCATGCCTCAAGATGCCTTTTCTTTACAGGCCGGATACGAAGATCTACGATCCGTTCTCAAATTACATTGACGAGCAATCAACCCTTAGGTCTAAGTTTACAGCAACCGGGATTGTCACCAACAATCCAATCATTGCTCAAAATGTAACCAAGGGCGACGCTTTCAAGATCCCCAACTGGCAACCGAACCTGCAAGGTTCTGTGCAGATTCCCCGCGAAGGTGTGCCGCTAAGCGTCAACAAACTCGGGAGCAACGAGCAGAAGGGCGTTGTGTTTCACCGCGCCAATGTCTGGGGTTCTAGTGACCTCGCGAGAATGGCCGTAGGGGCTGAGAACGACCCCATGGCTGCCATCGCCCGCAGGATTTCGGACTGGGTGCTGTGGGCCGATCAGCTCGACATCCTGGCCGTGCTCTCAGGCGTGTTCGGTGCGCTCGGTACCAGCAACGCCGGCGCCGCGTTCGCTGAGATGTGCGTTGATGCTGGTGGCAGTGGCGAAACCGACTTCAGCCCTAGCCACATCGTCCGTGCCGACGGCATTCTGGGCGAAGACGCCGATACGTTTGGCGCCATGGTTATTCACCCCTCGATCTACAGCTATCTGCGGATCAGGGAGATGATCAACTATGTCAATGCTAAGGATCTGCCTGGCATTACCGCCAGCACAGCGGCGGCTGGCAGCATCACCAGCAGCAATGCAGTGGATGGCGATTTCTCCGGGGCCTTCAGCTCTAACGGGCTGGTGCCTATGTTCGGCAGCAAGGCGGTAATCGTCTCCGATGCTGCGCCTGTTGTTGGCTCGCCTGGCTCGTTGAAGTACGGCGTCTACATCTTCAAGCCCGGAGCGCTTGGGCAGGCGTTTCAGGAGCCGTTGCGGACCGAAGGCGACCGCGACATCCTCACCGGTGGCGGCGAGGACATCGTGAAAGTCCAGTGGGACAAGTGCATTCATCCACTCGGCGCCAGCTGGACGGGCACGGTTCCCGAAGGCGGCCCCAGCGCTGCTGACCTGGCAACCGCTAGCAACTGGTCGAAAGTGTTTGACAAGAAAAATATAGGCGTTGCCCGCATTACTTGTACTTGCCCCATTGAGCTGTGAGCAATGAAGTTCCATCTTGACTCCCCTATTTTCACTGGCGTGGTCTCCCGGTTCAGGCCGCTCACAACACCAGTTGGAACCGCCAACGCCACGTTGACGGCGGAGCAAACCATCGAGGGCGTGGTGGACATGACGCCAACCGCAGCCCGCACCTTGACCACCGCCACGGCAACCACAATCGTGGCGGCCATCGGCACAGGCGTCGAAGTAGGGACCACGTTCGAGCTGACCGTGGTCAACAGCGCTGCAGCCACCCATGCCCTCACCCTGACGGCTCCCGCTTCTGGTGGGATCACGCTGGGCGGTAACGCGGCGATGGCCACCATTGCGGCTGCCAGCTCCGCCACCTATCTCGGCAGGGTGACGGGCGTCACCACTCCTGCGGTGACGTTCTACCGCAAGGGCTGATGACCTTCGCCAGGCGCTGGCTGGCATTGCGTGAGGCTGCTGCTCAGGCGGCGGCCTCCGCTCCCCCCACCCAGCCGCAACCGCAACCGCCGTCCAGAGCGGCGAAGCAGCCAACGACGCATCGGAAACCGCAATGAGTAACGTCCCAGAGTTTTCCAACTTCCGCTACATCAGCGGCACCGCTGCGGTCTCCCCTGGCGGGGGGCGTCAGTTCGTTGCGCTGTTGGCGCTGGAGGCCACCGTGCTGCACGGCGACACGGTCTGCCGGAGCTGTCCCGACAGCCTCGGCAGCATGCCGATCCCAGCTGGCGCCCTGCTACTGGGGATGTTCGAGACCGTCCGGCTCACCAGCGGTAGGGTCGCCGCCTACCTGAGCTGAGTTGGCCAGCCTCTCCGACCAGATCGAGGCGTTCTTGCGCAACGCCCTGCGTCAGAAGCGCCTGGAGGATCAACGGGTCCGCCAGGCGCTTCGTGATCTGCGGCGGGTGCTGGCGGCTGTCGAGCGGGTGGTGGGCCAGAGCGGGGTAACCGCCCTCTCGCCGGGCCGCAATGAGGCCATCGCCCAGGTCACGGCTGCCATTGCCCGCAGCGTGCGGGATTCGTTCGGCGCGCCCCAGCTGGAGGCTCTCACCGCTGCCCTGGCGCCGTTCATGGAGAGCCAGCTGAGGTTCGCCCGCCAGATGGTCGAGATGGCCGGTGGCGACCTGGCGGCCCCGACCGTACAGATGACCGCAACCCAGGCGGCCCGGATCGTGCGCGGCGTGCAGGTGGCCGGCACCACGCTGGAGAACCAGCTCCTCTCCCGATTGCCGGCGCTGGTGGCCGATCGGGTCGAGCGGTTCATCAGGCTCGGGCTTCAGGACGTGGCCGGGGGGCAGGTGTTCGCCACCTACGAATCCGCTGTCGTGCGCACCGTGGGCAACGCGGTGGAGGCCACCATCCGCACTGGTGTGCACGAATCCGCCAGCTTCGCGCAGCAGATGATCTACGCGTACGAAACCGATCCTGCCTGGCTCGGGCCCGACGGGCTGGTGTGGACCGCGATCCTCGATTCCCGGGTTTGCCCCGTGTGCCTGCGGCTGGACGGGACGCGGTACCAGCTGGGCGAGCCTGGGCCCTATTTCGACGGGCAGAACAAGACGTCTCCCCATCCCCAGTGCCGCTGCTACATGGTGCCGTGGAAATGGAGGAACGACACGCGCGCGAACGGGGAGCCGGTGAACCGAGAGGCGACGGGTGACCGTGGCGCCGAACCGCTGTCGTTTAGGGCCGCGGCGTCGCGATGGGTCCGCGACAACCCCGAGACGGCCCGAGCCATTTTCGGCAAGGCCTTGGGGCAGCGGCTGGTTGACGGCGAAATCAGTTTCGATCAGGCAGTTAAGCTCTGGTCAGCGCAGGGCTAGAACCATGGCTGTCACCGTTGTTGCCACCGTTGGCGCGGCCAATGCCAACAGCTACCTCACCGTGGCTGCAGCCGATGATCTGGCTGATGACTACCTCGGCACGCTGGCTTGGGCCACAGCGACCACCGACAACCGTGGCCGGGCGCTGATCATGGCGACCCGCTACCTCGATCAGCTGGAGTGGCTCGGCAGCCGCGCCAGCTCCACCCAGGCCCTCGCCTGGCCACGATCCGACGCGGCATGCGGCGAGTGGTCGTTCGACGATGACGAAATTCCAGCCCCGATCAAACAGGCCGCTTTCGATCTGGCAGAAGCCCTGCTGGCCAGCCCCGCCATGCTCAGGGGCCAGGGGGCGGGCAATGCTGAGCTGATCCCAGGGATCCCCAACGCCAGCCTGCGATCGGCGCGCGTTGACGTCATCTCGGTGGATTTCAGGGATGGAGCTGTGCCCAACAACCAGAACGCACTCAATGCGCTGCCGAGCCTGCGGCAGACCCTGGGCTGCCTCTGCCTGAGCTCCCCTATCGGTGGATCGCGTAGCATCCGCGTAGTTCGATCGTGAATCGTGCCAGCCGTGGCCGAACAGCAGCTCAACCTGTTCGGCTCGGCTGATGACAAGCCGGCCGCCAGGAATCACCTAGCAACGCCTCTGACGCGGGAAGAATCGCGAAGGATTGGCAAGATGTATGCGGAGAACATCAGGCTGGTGAGCATGTTCCAGGCCCGGATGCGGAAGAAATACGGCAACTGCCTGCCGACTGAAGATATAAACAGCAGCGTTGATATTGCATTCATTAAGGCAGCAAGAATCTGGAATCCAGAGAAGGGAACCTTTAGCACAATCCTGGGCCGCTTTGTTACTGGTGAGGTTCTGCATGCAATCAAGGCCTCCAGCAACTGGGGCGTAGCCTCAACGCAGCGCGCGCGACTGCTCGGCATGCAGGCTCGCCGGCTGCTGGATTCCGGCATGGCCGCAACAGACGTGTGCCGTGAGATGGCAATCACAGAGGATGATCTGCTCGATGTGCTGCGGGCAACTACAGGCCTGGCGCATGATGTGCGCGGGTTTGATCTGCACACGTGCGAGAGGGCGACGCCGTGGGAGCTGTTGGAGGAGGGTGAGGCAACCTAGAGAAACGCACCGCTGAACATGGCTACCGGCGCCTATTTCGCTGCTCTCAACATTCAATTGTGGCTGAAGGAGGCGACCACAGCGAGCGCTCCTCCGACTAGCTCGACAGGCATGACTGAGATTCTCAGCCTGTCTGATGCCAGCCTGCAAACGACGTCGGAGACGCAGACGGCTACCGACTATCAGACCCCGTTTGGCTATGGCAGCCTGCTGGTAACTGGCAAAAGCTGGACTATGCCTTTGCAGCTGAATCTGGACACAACCAGCGATGGCTATAAGTTGCTGCGTCGCGCCGATAACAACAGCGCTAATGGCGCAACAGTTCAGGTCTATAGGGCTATTCCGCTGGTTGGTAGCGGCAACACAAATCCGCAAGTTGATGCAGGAGTTGCGTTTGTCAGCAACTATCAGGAGACGATGGCCCGCGGCAACATCGCGACGGTTTCGTTCACCCTGCAGGGTTACGGCGCTCCGTTGACCTATCAGCAGGGCAACCCCATCGCGACGCTGACCATCACCACCCCTGGCAATGGCCTGTCCGCAGGCACCGCTGTGCCCCTGGTGCCTGTGACGCCAGCCCCTGGCAATCTCTCCGGCGTCGGAGCAACGGCCACGATCACGGTCAACGGCTCTGGAGTCGTGCAGACCGCGACGATCGTCAGTGGCGGCAAATCGTTCAAGGTCGGCGACACCTTGACCATCACCGATCCCGCTGTGGTCGGCGTGGGCGACACCGCCCCGCTGTTCACCGTGGCCACGGTTGCCTAAGGGTTGACGGGCTGGGCGGGAACGGCTTAAGATGCATGATGTCGGCCCCCTCTTGGGGGGGCGGTACTCCCAGCAGCCGGCCGGACGCCAATCGAGACGGCTGATGGGAGGTTTTAGAGAGGGGGCCTACGGGCCCCCTTTCGCTTAAAGCCCCCCGGCCTGGCTCAGTCGCCGCCATTCACGGATGAAGAAACGATCGAGCCGGTGTTTGTCAAGCGCTGGCTTGATCCAGTTCCGGCCGGGCCTGGTCACGGCTCGGCCGCTGTTCGTGACGTAGCTGTAGCCTTCCAAAATGGCCCTGGCATAGCGGAAGCCGCTGTCGCTGACCGGATCCCAAGTGAACGTGATGGTCTGCCCAGCTGGGTTGTCTTGGCGCCGCTGCGACAGCAGGAAATCGCCGGAGTCGACAATGTTTCGCGGGCTGCTTGCAATGGTGTAAGGCAAGCCACCTTGCGCCCTTAGAACTCGCTTGCGCTGCCTATCTGAGCTCGCTTTTCTGTATTTGCCGTAGCGCTTAGTTTCATTTGGCCAAGGATACTGAACTTCCCTGATCTCTTGCTTCAGCTGCGGCCAGAGCACGTCGCCGTACTTGGCCATAATGAGCGGTACCCGCAGTAGCAGCTCACTTGCACTTGCGTTGAAGCCTGATAGCTGAACATTGACATCAATCCTAGCCATTGATATAAACCGCCAGCCGGATCCTATCGCCAATGACGCGCTGCAAGGTGCTGCCGATCAGGCCCGTGGTGCCATAGGGATAGCGCTCTTGCAGTACCTCGCACCTGGCAGCCGGCCTGCCGCCGAACACCAGCGAGCCGGTCACGCCAGCCTGAATCCTGGCGTCCAGCGCCTGAGGGTTCACCGCGTAACCCTCCATGGTGAGCTGATCAGTGTCGCTGCCGGGGAAGTTCGATCCGCTGCGCCCACCTTCCCGCAGAAACATTGCCACGGTGATTTGCTCGACGGCGGGGATGATGTTCCCGGTCACCGGATCCTCAACAGTGCCGACATCCACCACGTCGAACGTCGCGGTGGCGTTGGCCAGGGCCAGGAGTGCGCTGCTCATGCCCTAGGTTGCCGCGGCGGCAAACTAGAGGGAGAACGGGGGCTGCATGGCGGAGAATCTGGGCGATGCGGTTCTGGTTGTCCGCGCGGACACCACGCAGCTGGAGGCGGGTTTCAGGCAGGCTGAGGAGCGGGCTCGCCAGGCTGGGGCAGCGGCTCGGGAAGCGTTCCAGGCCCCGGCGAACAGCATTGCGGGGCTACAGGCCAAGCTGGCTGATCTGCAGCAATCATTCAGTGCTGCTGAGATTGGATCGGCTGAGTTCAACAAGCTCAGGAATCAGATCCTCGGGGTTGAAGCAGCGCTGAAGACAGCAGGAGTAGCGGGAAATAGCTTTGCGATGCTGACCGCAAAACTCCAGGGCTTGCAGCAGATCCTTCAAACTGTTGATATTGGCAGCCAAGCATTCCGCAACATCGAGGCAGAAATTAAAGGCATACAGCAACAACTTTCGACGATAGGAGTATCCGCCAACAGCCTTCAGGCTCTTAACGCCAGATTGCAAGAACTGCGGCAATCTTTGCAAAAGGTTGATGTTGGCAGCCAGGCGTTCCGCAATCTGCAGCGAGAGATTGAGCGAACCGAACGAACCCTGTCAACTATTGGTGTTGCCAGCAATAGCATCGCGGGGCTCAGCAACAAGCTGGCCGGGCTGCAGCAGTCGTTTCGGTCAGTTGAGATCGGCTCCCGAGAGTTCCGCAGCCTGCAACGGGAGATCCAGCGGACCGAGCGGGAGCTGGCCCGCGTTGATCAGACCCTGGCGGGCAGGCTGGCCAGGGGTGCCCGTGGGTTCGGCTCTGAGGCGCTGATGGCCCTGGGTGTAGGCGGGCTGACCGCAGGGGCTGGAGTTGTCGCTGGTGGGTTTCTGAAGAGCTCGGTCGATCAGGCAGTTCAGCTGGAGAGCGTTACCCGGAAACTGACCGTCACCCTCGGGCCGCAGGGCGCCGCAGGGGCGATCAGCTTCACGCGCGGGATTTCGCGAGAGCTGGGGCTGAGCTTCAATACGTTGATTGGTACTTATTCAAGCTTCACCGCAGCAGCAACAGCAGCGAATATCCCGATTGAGCAACAGCGGCAGTTGTTCACGTCGGTCAGCCGTGCCGCCCAGGCCTATGGGCTCAGCAATGAGCAGGTCGGCGGGACATTCCTGGCGCTGCAGCAGGTCGCCAGCAAAGGCACCGTCAGCATGGAAGAGCTCCGGCTACAGCTGGCAGAGCGCTTGCCGGTGGCGTTGTCGGCTACCGCTAAAGGCCTTGGAATCACTCAACGCGATCTAATCAAGCTAGTTGAATCCGGCAAGCTGACTGCTAGCCAATTCTTCCCGGCTCTTTCAAGGGGGCTTGATGATCTAACCAAAAGCTCTGTGGGGCTGGAAACAGCGTCGCAAAAGTTCCAACGGTTCCAGAACGCGTGGCAAAAATTACAGCAAAGCCTTGGAACAAACTTGCTGCCAGCTGTAACTATTGCGGTTGACGGTCTCACCAAGGCATTGGAAGGCCCAGGCGAGGGCCAACGCCTTGGGCTGCTGGGAGATCAAGCCAAGAAAACGGCCGAAGCCCTGCAGCAAATAAGCGCAAAATATAATCTCACCGAAGAGCAAGCAAGAAATATCGCAAATCAAACCATCTCTTCTTTTGGCAGGAAAGATACCTTCCGAGAAACCTTTGGGCAAGTAAATCTAACCGATCGCGAATTGCTGCTTTTCCTGAAGCAGCTCAATATCGAAGCGGCGAAGTTTGCGGAAAAAAACAAAGACACCGTTGGCCCAATCAAGGCGCAGGAGGCTGCCGCAGCCCGCGCCAACGAACAGGCCAGGCTCCGCAATCAGGAGACCCAGAAAACGCTGGATCGCGAGCTGCAGCGCTCCAAGCTCTTGGAACGGGAAGTCAGCGCCTTTGCCCGCCTGGAGGGTTCCCGCCGCACACCAGGCCTCGATGAGGCAGGCCGCGCCAGGCTGGAGGCTGAGCTGAGCCTGGGCGAGAAGGTGCGGGCGCTCCAGATCTCCAGGCTGGAGCTGGCGCGGGAACAGGCCAAGTTGCCAGGCACCGGCGACGGGAAGGACGGCACGCAATCCCTCTCCAAACTCGCCGAGCTGCAATCGCAGGTCCGCACCGGCGAAATCGACGTTGCCGCAGCTCAGCTGGAGGGTTCCAAGGCCGTTGCCGACGCCCTGAGGAGCCAGCAGGAGCGCACCCGTCAGCTCCGGCTGGAGACCCAGAGCGCCGCCGATCGGCTGCAGATCACTCGCCAGCAGACGGCATTGGAAGCGGCCGCCGCCCAGTCGCAGGGCCAGGTGTCGGCAACCACCCTGCTCCAGCTCCAGCAACGCGCCACGCTGGCCGAGAGGCTCCGGGGGCTCGATGCCGCCCGCGGGGCCCGTGCCACCGAGCTGGCCCGTGGGCCGGAGGCTGATCGCGTGGTGCTGCGCGACATCAGTGACCGCATCGCACGCGCCAATGCCGATGTGCGCCAGGCCTACGCCGATGCTGGCCTGGCGCTGACCACCAATGCTCGCAGCGCTGCCGAGGCGCTCCGCGGGGCCCAGCAGAACCTCCAGGGGATCCTGCGGGGCGGATTCGAGTTTCTGACACCAGAGCTGCAGCGGCAGCAGATCGAACGGGCGCGGGGAGCAATCCAGCCGCTCGTCAATCGGGGCGTGATCCGAACAGGGCTCGACATCTCAACCCCCGAGCGACTGTTCGCCGTGGCAGGGTTCGCTGAGCAGTTGGTGCCGGCTCAGAAGGCGTTGGAGAATGCCATCAGAGAAAACACCGTCGCAACGCAGGCGTTAGCGGAACAGGACTGGAGGGTTTACGTTTCGGTTCCCGGCGGCAGCTTCACGCCCGTGCCCATCCCCCGGACATGATCACGATTAACGGCCTGACGTTCACCCCTCTCACCGCCCAGCCGTTCGGCTACGAGGGCGAGGCACGCACGGGCCTGACCGCTCGGACGTTCCGCTGCGCCGGCCTGCTGACGCCAGCCCAGTGGGCCACCCTGGTGGGTATCTACGACACCTGGAGAGCCAGCCGGATCGCCGATGCGGACACGCTCAGCTCCGGCACCGTGGGCACCACCGTGACGCTCACCACCGGCAGCATCAACGGCCTGAGTGTCACCGGGCTGGCCTGCTGGTTCACCGACGCACCAACCGGCGAGCAGGCCGGGGCCTACGTCTCCGCCAGCTGCACCCTGGTCGATGCCGCCCAGGCGCTGGCAGTGCTGCTGAGGGGGGAGGAGAAGAGCCGCCAGGGGAGTGAGGCCAGGGTGCCGAACCTGGGCACCGTCACCCTGGGCAGCGCCCTGGTCACGCTCACCAGGCCGATGGAGACGCGGCGCGACGGGCCGCAGGTCGCACTGACGGCTGGCGGGACGAGCTACATCACCGGGCCTCTGGCAGCGCACAAAATCAGGCAGGTCGAGGGATACATCTCCAGCGGCACGTTTGCCGATGTGCTCAGCTGGTACGACACGACGATCGCCAGCACACCGGCATCCGGGTCCTGGTTCCCGGTGAGCGAGCCGACGGCAACGGCAGAGGTCATCATCTCTGGCGGGGCTAAATCGACCCGCTACAGCGTTTCCCTCACCGCCCTGCAGCTGATCTGATGCCGATCGATCTCCGCGCCATCTCGACGTGTTCACTAGGGCAAATCGCTGCCGAAGGAGCACAGATTGACACCGGCTACATTCAAGACCAGGGGCTGATTAAAACCACCGGATCGGTTTCTATCGTTGGCATGATCACGCCAGCAATCGGTACTCTCGTCACGTTTAGCTATACGAAAAATGGCGTAACGCGCCAGATTCCAAGGCCATTGCGAGTGCTGTCGAGCTATGCCGATCCGTTTACAAGGATCACAACGGTTGAGCTGGGTTGCAAGTTGACATATCTGCAGGATTTACGGGAAGAGATCAACTGGAAAGCGCTAGATGATCCGTCAACTACTCTTACAGCTGACGATGCAAAGATCGTCACGATCCCGATCAGGGCTCAGGGCATTGCCGAGAAGTGCCTGTTGGCGCTAGGGCTGACCGCATCCAACCTGGCGCTGAGCAACGCCTTCAGCATTGCTCAGTTCGATCTCTCGCCTGGATACGTTGAGATCCTGAGCAAGCTTTTGGTATCAGAATCGCTATGCGGTTACTTGAACTCCAGCGAAGTGCTACAGGTCTTTTCGCTGCAGCAAGAAGGCGGAACTGGGCCAGTGATCGATCTTGCAACCGTTATCGGCTCCAGCAAGATTGGCTCGGGAGAGCTGCCGGGTGAAGCGGTGATCGTTAGCTACAGCAGCCTGAAACTGAAGCAGCCGCAGCAGGAAGAGCCGAAGGGCTGGCAGGAGCAGAGCAACTCGGTTAGCTATTCCGTTCAGATTCCATATCTATTCCAAAGCACAAGCGAAGGCTTCATTGAGACTTACAATATCTTGGACGTTACAACGATTCGGACAAAATACGACGACATACAAACGACCAATGGCACGTTGCGACTGCCCGTGCAACGCGTGACAACATTCACAAGCGGCGCTCCGGCTCATGTTGGCAACGTCTATGCGGAATACCTCAGCTACGGAATCTCTAGCAATCTTATTTCTCTAGGACCTGGCAAGCCTGCAAACATACCGGTAACCAAGATCACAACCGAAACATACACCTATGACGACAGCGGCAATGAAAAGACCTATCAGCGCACCGTGAATGGATCTTTTGCGTTTGCATTAGGGTCTATCTCTGTGCCGATTGTGATAACAAGAACCAATGGCACAATCGAATGGGTCACGATTAACTTCTCTTCGCAAACAGAGCTTGAAGCAGAGGTACGCGAAACCAAAACCATTGGCAAGACCCAGCAGGTGACGACGTGGTCGTACAAGCCGTGGTTTATGTCGACAGCGGGCCAACAGGCTATCTCAATGGGGCAAGAAGGCTTGACGACCGCAAGCGCTGTCTCCAACTTCATAGGACTTCTTCTGGCCAAGGGTATTCAATTGGACGATTACAGGGTTGAGACCATAACTGCACCGACGCCTGTAGGAGCGCCTTCGCTGGCGGATGTCAACAATCAAGCCGCCGCCAAGCGAGGCGATCCCAACAACGGTTATCAGACCGAGAGCAAGGCACAAACCATCCTCGCCATGGGTAGTGCTGCAGCGCAACGACGGGCTGAGTTCACATTGCCTTATGCGCCTGATGATCGATTCATCAAAACCGGAAGCGTCTATTCTTCAATCCCTAGCGATGCAGACGGAAAGGCGAGGGCTTATGGCATGGTTCAAAATCGCTTGGCTTTCGCTAATCGCAATGGCATGAATGTGCAGCTGGCGCCGGAGATGATGCCGGATGCACCATTCGCACCGTTTGTGCTCACATCTGGCGGGGTCAGCGCCTTGTATCGGACTAACGGCACCAATTGGACCATCACGCCCGATCGCGTTGTGGCATCCACGGATGCGCTGTACTGGGGCGCTGTGGGCGGCTCCGGGCCTCGATGGTTCCCGCTGGCTCCAGGCATCACCAGCCTGCCGGCAGCCCCGCCAGTGGTGAACGGACAGATGACCGTGGCGGCGCTGGTTCCTGCATTCAGCGAAAACACGGTGGTCGAAGCACGATGCAGTATCGGCGTAAGTGTTCAGGTGTTTGATTATCCGCTAATCCTGCAAGAGATTGCGCCTCCAACCACGATCAGAACTCGCCTGCTGGTGCAAGACAATGATCCAAGCGCAATCACATTGCGGACACGGATAGCGTTGCTGGCGCAAGGCATTGAGCCAGCAACGGTCACGCTGCGGACGCGTGTTTATGCAATATCTGGCGACGATCAATATGCAGCGCAACGGGTCTTGTTGCTGCATCTTGATGGCGCAGATGGGTCCACAACGTTTACAGATTCCAGCCCTGCGGCACGAGCAATCACGGCAGTTGGTTCGCCAACAATTACTACTGCGACTTCCCGCTTTGGTGGTGCATGCCTGAACCTGCCGGGGAACAGCAGATTGCAATTCTCGCAAATCAGCCTGACTGGTGATTACACAATCCAGGCATGGGTACGAACAGCAACGCCTAACGCAGACATGGCCATTGCTGGCGCCTTGACCGGCAACAATCAGCTCCTCAGATGGAACGCGGATGGAGTCAACGGCGGCATGCTGTCGTTTGCGCTAACTTCTATTTTTGCATCTACTTCAGGAGTCCTATCAGGCGTTACGGCTAACACGTTTGTGCATATTGCACAGACACGAGAGGGATCTGTCGTCAGAGACTTTGTCAACGGACAACTACGGCAAACGAATACCAGCTTTGCCGGCGCTGTAA